AATTTGCCGGCCCGGTATGCGTTTTCGTGCGTGTCGAAATACTTGGGCTTGGGTGCAGCGACGGCTCGGATGTCCACTCGCTTCTCCTCGATTGCGGGGGTGAGGGCAGGGGCGACGTTCTGCCGCAGCTTGGCGGCCGATTCGATCACGGCCTTCTCGAAACCGATCTGCTTGGTAAGTTCGGCCGACCGCTTGACCAGACCTTCCAGCTCCAGATCGCGGGCCGCGATCGCGTCGGCGTCGCCCTCAATCGCCCGAACGGCGTCAATCCGGTTGGCAAGGTCAGCGGCGTCGTTCTGCAGCTTGGCGAGCGGGTCCATGTGAACCTCCTGCGGTGTGTCGTGGGGTCGACTAGCGACTTACGCACACTACGGGGCAGGCTGGCACACCTTGCAGAAGGTCAACGGGCCAAAGTTGTCCCATACAACGCTGGCTACTTCGGCCGGCGCCAGATAGCACTAGCCTTTACGAGACAGCGGCACGACGCACCGCACTTGCGGCAGACCATGTACCGCAGCTGCTCGGCGCCGCAGGCCTTGCTGGTCCTGGTCCTCATGCGTTCGCCGCATTTGCAGTCTTTCGGCTCAGGCATTCCGCAGCACCTCTGCCCACACGGCAGCTGCGTCACGCAGCCACGAGCGAAGCGACACAGCAGTGGGCACGACTACGGCAGCCTGCTCGTCCTGCCACGCCTTGAGCGAACGCAGGGCCATCTGGGCCGATGTCTGGACGTAGGCGGGCGAGACCACCGGCCCCATCTCGTAGAGGCCAGAGGCTTCCCTAACGTCGCGGATTGGGCCAGCTGCGTCGCTGGAGAACGATTCGCCGCCAGACGCCACCGTGAAAGCGAACGACGAGCCCTTTACGTCGCGGCGCTGCACAAGCTCCATGACGTCAGCCCGAGCCAGCGGGGGCGTCACGCTGTAGCCCACGCCCTTTTCGTCGCTGAAAACCTCCAGCGTGCCGGACGATTCGCGGCCGAGGAGCATGTTGGGATCGTGGTTGAAATAGCTGACCAAGTCTTGCCGGCCACGCTGGCGGCCCAGCACCTTGTCAAAGGCTCCAGGCATGATCCGCTCACGGAACCCGCCCAGGTCTTGCGAGAGACGGTTGTAGACGATCGCGTAACCACGGATGACGGCGCGACCGTCGCCCCGCTTCTCCACAGTCAGCTCGGCCTCGGGAACGTCTTCCCAGCTAATCGCCCGGCGTTCCATTTCCATCAGTTGTCCTCCTGAAGCATCTCGGCTTGCTCGCTTTCGTCCACCTCATCCATTCCAGCACTGGAGTCAACGCTGCTTTCCTCGTCTTCTGCCACCGGCTGCGTCGGCACTGGGGCAAACTCGTCGGCCGGAGCCGCCGCAGGCGGGTTGATAATCCGGTCCACGGTGGTCATGTTCAGTTGCATGAACCGGGCTTCGCCACCGTTTTCGACCGGGTTAAGCCCTTCCATGGCTCGTATTTCGTCAATTGTCATGGCGCCGAGGTTGAGCATCTCACGGTAGTAGGTCGTGCGTGCCGCGCTGTCGCCCATCGACAACTTTCGCAGGTCGAAGTCAGCACAGAACGTGTCGGGCAGCGTCAGGCTGATCAGATCCCGGCCGATCGCCCCGGCCCACCGCTGTGCCCAAGGCTGGATGCAGTGCGTCAGGAAATCGATTCCGTTCTGCTCGATATTGCTGTAGGTCGCCCTGGTCAAGTCTTGCAGCAGGTGAGGGCTGACACGGAAGTACCGGGCGACGTCGATGATCTGGTACTGCCGGCTCTCAAGGAACTGGGCCTGCTCGTTGCTGCTTGACGAGATTTCGACCGGCTTGGTGCCCTGTGGCAAAAAAGCAGTGCGGAAAGCCCTGTCGGCACCGCGGTGCATCCGTTCCCACTGCTCGCGGGCACGCTCGATCGCCTCCTGCGGCATGGCGTTATCGTTGGTAAAGATCACACCCGGGCGGGCACCATTGCCAAAAAATGCACCAGCGTGCTGCTCTAGGGCCTGTGCCAGCCCAATCGCGTCCCGCAGCATCGACGGTGGTTGCAGACCCGTGAACCCGTCGGTTGAGAGGTAGGAAAGCCGGAATAGGTCTTCCTGCCGGTAGGGCACTTGCTGCTCAGTCACAGGCTGCCGATACAGGTAGGTGAGCGAGTAGTCGTCGTTCTGCTTGACCGTTATGCGGCTGGGGTGCAGCGGCACCAGCTGGTCGTACGCGCCGTTGCGGCCGGGCACCCGCAGGGCAAAACTAGTGCCGTACATGCAGCACAGGGCCGTCATCGTCTCAACAAATTCAAACCGTGTCTGCCACGAATTGGGCCGGCGGGACAGTGTGCGATACAACGGCTGCTCGGTAGCGTAGCGCTTGCCGCCGCCGGCCATCTCCTCGACCAGATTGAGGGGGCAGCTGGCCAGCGTCTCGCTGATGACCCGCACGCAGGCGATGAATGCAGAGCATTTCAGAGCCGTCTCGGGCGTCACACGCACGCCGCTGGGAGTCTTGTTCGCACCCACAAACGCCCATTCGGCCGACCTGAATTCATGCACCTTCCACTGGTCGACGGTCGCAGCGTACTCGCCACGCCGGTCAGTGATCGTCAGGCCCGAGTCTTCTGCTACATCCATGTGATATCCCAGTTGATCTCGGGTGTTTTGACCGCCGTAGCGTGGATACCAATGGCCATTACAAGGCTCACAATGCCGTCGATACGTTCATGGGACCGGCTCTTGCTGGGCTTGATGTTTCCTGCGGCGCTGTCCTGCTGAATGGCGACGTTGCCAGCCTGCCACGTCAGAACGTCGGAGTTGTGCAACAACTTCCCGCCAACCACCAAGGCTTCGAGCTGCTTGGAGGGGCTGGACATCGACGCATAACCCTGACCAAACCCTACGACGTTCACGCCATCCCCTTGCAGTTGGCCCGAGAGTTGCGTGGCGTTCCAGCGGTCGATCGCCAGCCCCCGAATCTGGTATTTCTTAGCCAGTTCGTTGATGTCGGCCCGCACCTGGTCGTAGTCGGTCACATTGCCCTGAGTCATCCGCAGCTGCCCGTTGCGGTGCCATGTCAGGTAGGGAACATGGTCGCGTCGCTCTCGCTGCGTGGCGTTCTCCTCGGGGATCCAAAACACCGGCTCGACCCAGTAGCGGCCGTCGTCCAGAGGGAACAACAACACCAGGGCGGTCGTGTCGAACGTCGTCGCCAGATCGAGCCCGGCCCAGCACTCGCGGCCCTCCAGCGGCACCGGGCAGAGTTGCTTGCCCTGTGCCCAATGGTCCATCCGCAGCCAACGGGTGTCCTGCTCGGTCCATTGGTTCAGGTACAGCTGGCGAAACGTGTTCTCGTATGTCGGCATCTCAACGGCTCGGGCACATTCCGTTCGCAGGAAGTCGAGCCGGATTGACACGCCCAGGTTGGGGTTGGCTGCCGCCCACACCTTCTCGTCCTTCCAATCGGCCTCCACCGGGGCGGCATAGATCGCCGGCAGGAACGTCTGGTCGACCACGGCGCCGCTGGCGACCTGCTCGGCGTACTTCCACACCTCCCAGCAGACCGATTTCCGGTCGCTGCCGGCCGTCGTCAGCGCCACCGTGATCGGCTGCCGCCGGGCGCCTTGGCTGGAAATCATCACGTCCCACATCTCGCGGGTGCTGACGTGCAGTTCGTCAAAGATCACGCCATGAGCAGAGAGCCCGTGCTGAATGCCAGCTTCGGCCGAGAGGGCCTTGTACGTTCCATGCGTTGCCTCCCGCACGATGGCGTTCCTGTAGACCTTAAGGTGCCGAGACAGCACCGGCGACTGCTCAACCGCGACCTTGGCCATGTCAAAGACCAGGCGGGCTTGGTCCCGCGACGCCGCACAGCTGTAAATCTCCACGCCCGGCTCGTTCTCGAGGAGCAACTTCAGGGCGATGCCGGCACACAGACTGCTCTTGCCGTTTTTACGGGGCAGCGCAAGCAGGCTGGTTCGCACCTTACGAACGCCATTAACCTCGGCAAACAGGTTGCGAACGTAGGTTTTCTGCCACTGCTCGAGCCGAAAAGGCTTGCCGCCAAGCTCTCCTTTGGCGTGCGTCAGCACGGTCTCAAAGAACAACACGGCCCGGCAGCTGGCACAGCGGCAATCAGCCGAACAGGATGCGGCTGGCTTCGTCTTCTTCCGGCTTTTCGTCACTCGCTGCTACCCTCGCGGCGGCACATGCCGTCAACCCGAACTCTGAGGCAAACCGCAGCATGGAGGCCCGAGCATCCCGCTTGCGAGCCCACGCCGGGTGGTTCGTTACGCGGCCTTTATCGTCCATCAGCGTCAGCCCGTTGTCCCGCAGTTCCTTTTCGGCCTTGAGCATGTCCGCAAACGAGTCGCAGTACGCTGCGAGGGCCTGCTGGTAACGCGGCGACATGACCCTGGACGACTCCAGCATTGGCGTTACCCGGTTCCATTCTGCCTTTCCGAGAGGGCACAACCAACCGGGGGCAGGCGCCGAGCCCGGCGGGACGTCGATGGTTTTCCTGTGCCGTTCCCTGATTTTAGAACCACGGATTTTCAGGATGGGTTTGGGCACTGGTTTGCGGCCTCTGACCACGGCTTGCCCCTTTTGTTTTTGCGGCCCCGCGTCCACTGCAGGGAACCACGGGGTTTATATCCGGCGTCGCCCCCATGATAACAACCACCCCTGCCATCTCGGCAGTCAGCCGGCCTGCTCCTGCCTAGTCTTCCGTGCGTGGCACCTAAAGCACAGCGTCTGCCCGTTGGCGACGTCGTACCGTGCCCCGCCCTTGGCGATCGGCACCACATGGTCGGCGTGTGCCTCGCGCTTCTCTGTGCATAGCCTGCCACACGTCACGCACTGCCACGCATCGCGGGCTAGCACTGCAGCCCGCCAGGTGCGGTGTGCCTTGTCGCAGTAGCCCCGCTGGTGTGCGTTGGGCCGGGCCGTCTCGTCACGCTTGTATAGACGCATCCTTGCAGGCTGGTGGGCGGGTATCCTTGTCGGCATCAGCCCACCTTGGCTCTGTAGCGTTGGCAGTCGGCCACAACGTCAGGGTTTGTGCGCATCCACGACATTAGGTGGCCGTGCACGATGTGGCATGGATCGCCGCACAGGGTGATGAGGTTGGCCGGGTCTAGCTCTTGCCCGCCCTCATGCAGGGGCTGGATGTGATGCACCTCCATGTCCTTTGTCCTGCCGCATGCCTGGCACTCTGGCTGTCGGGCAAGATGCTCACGGCGCACGCGGGGCCATTGGCCCGACCGTGGTGCGCCGTAATCGTCGGGCCGGCGGTTGAGGAGCCAACCGAACATCAGAGTGACGCCGCCTCTATGAAGGCAGCATCAATAGCGGCGGCGTCCATGCCAAACGCTGCCGCCATCGCCACCAGCGTGCTGCTGCTTCTGTGGATCGTCCCGCTGTACTCCCACTCTATCCGCGTGGCCTCGCGTGTCTCGTCTGGCAAGGCTGCAATGGCCGCGTCAACCTGTTCCAGCGTAATCCCGTGAGCCACCAGCCAGAGGCGGATTTGAACGGCGGTGACAGTGGCAGGGATGGCAGGCGGATCAAGCGGCGATTGATTTTGCCCGACAAGATTTCCGGCGTCGTCGTACACACGCCATGTATTGAGCCCGTCGCAGGTGCCGATGAATTCTGTTCGCATCACGAAAACCTCGCCCATACTTGAATGTTCCACGCCGTGAGGCTGGTTGCGGAGGTCGGTATGTCGCCTGAAGAAAGCGAACCGTACGCACAGATTCTGGGCGATGTCAGCACGTTTGTTTGAAAGCCAGATAGCTGTTGGGCGTAAACTCCAACCGTTACGCTCCCGGTAATTGCCAGAGCGATTCCGTAGCGTGTCCCAGCCACCAGAGCGTATGTAGAAGGGTAGCCGCCAGTCGTAGAAAATGATCTGGTGTAAAGCGTATTGGTTGTGTTGAAGAGCGTTGTATCGCTGGCGGTGCGAGCCAAGATGGTTGCCGTCGTTTCGTCAAAAGAAACGAGCGCCATCCGTGCCAGCGTGATCCCAGAAGATGCGCCGAAAGAGCAAGCCATTGAAATCTGGCTTACAGTCATCGACTTAACTGGCGTAAAAAACGTGTAATAAACAGAGGCTACAGACAGTGTTCCTGAATTGATTATATTGTTGTCTTTGGCGATTGTGTCTATCGCCGTGCCAGAATGGAATCTGGCATTTACGCTTGCCGTCGTGGCGAACGTGCTGCTGATTCGTGCATCTGGCAGCGTTCCGCTGCTAATGTTCGCCGCGTTTGTCGTGTCGGTGGTGGCCGATGTAGCCAGCCCGCTGACGTCGCCCGAT